TAAGTCTATGAAATAGGTAGAGTGTTAACCTCTTTTATTTTAGGAAAAAGAGAACATAAAAAAAACCCTAGCCTCCTTACCAACGACTAAGGTTTTTAAAGAACTAGTTAGCTCATTTCTAGTTTTCTTTAAATGTCTTATGGTAAGAAAGGTATTTTATTGTGAGCAATGCAAATATAAACAATGTTTATGAATTAAAACAATTTGATTAGTAAAAACAAATAGTAGCTATATTTGCGCTATGCCAAAGGAAGAAACATACTATAAGGGAAAGGGCAACACGAATGCTGCCGTTACTACACAAATCAACAAAAACAAAATATTGAAAGCAATGAAAGAAGAATATGGAGCAATTCAACATTCTTGTGACAGATCCGGTGTTTCAATATCAACTTACAGGAATTATTACAACAACGATGAAGAGTTTAGGGCAAAAGCAGATGCTATAAGAGCAGTTGTAAAAGAAAAGGTGGCAAATAGCTTAATTCGCAAAGCAATTGAAAAGGATGACACGTTAAGCCAAATATTCTTTCTCAAAACCCAAGCGGGGTGGGTTGAAAAGAAACAAGTGGAGGTAACACAAAAGAAAGAATTAATACAGATTGTACCGGCAGATAATTTTCAAATAGAAGAAGCAGAGATAGTAGATGCAGATCAAGGCGAATAAACAATTTTATCAATGCTTAAATAGTTCTGATAAAAGGTTTGTAATTCATAATGGTGGAACACGTTCCGGTAAAACTTATGCCATTTTGCAATATCTTATTTATAAGGCATTGAATACTGATCCAAAAGAAGCGTTAAATTTTACTATAATAAGGAAATTTTTACCATCTTTAAAAGACTCGGGTTATTCTGATTACTTGGAAATATTAAATTCGTGGGGGTATTATTCGGCTGAATTTCATAATAAAACTGATATGAAATATACCCTCAATGGGCATACGTTTAAGTTTTTGGCTACAGGAGATCAACCCGAACGATTGCGATCAATGAAGAGGGACATAGCGTATATTATAGAATGTCAAGAATTGAGTAAAGAAGAGTTCCGCCAAATAAATTACCGCACAACACAACAGATGTATTTTTGCTATAATCCTAGTATGACTGAACATTGGATATATGACTTGGAAGATAACAGGGCAGAAGATGCAGCAGTTTTTGTAAGTACATATAAGGATAATAATTTTCTTAGTGACATACAAAAAAATGAAATTCAGAAACTTGAAATTACAGATCCGGAAGCCTATCGGGTGTTTGGTTTAGGACTTAGGGCAAGTACTAATAAAGGTAGAATTTATAAGGGATGGGAAGAAATTAATGAATTACCCGAAGGTGCAGTTTTTTATTCAGTTGATTTTGGATTTTTTCCGGATCCAACGGCTATTTTAAAAATTGTTAGTGCTAATGAAAGTATTTATGTAAAAGAGTTAGCTTATTCAACTAAGATGGTTGATGAGGATATTATTATGGTTTTAAGAAATGCTCATTACATGGGTGAACCTATATATTGCGATCACAACCAAAAGCAAACAATAGAACAATTAAAGCGTAGTAGTTTTAATGCTAGGGAAGGAAAGAAGGGTAGTGGTAGTATTATTGAAGGTATTAATTTTTTAAAGAGGGCAAATGTTTTTTATCATAGAGACAGTAAGAATTTGCATAAAGAATATTCTTCTTATTCATGGAAATTAAAGCGTGGATTTGATCCGGATGATGACAATGCTTACGAGCAATTCCCCGAAGATAAGAATAATCACCTCATGGATGCTCTTAGGATGGGTTATTATTCACATTTCTTTATTGGTAATAAATTTTTTGTAATATGAAACCCTTTTTTATATTTGTGTTATTTTTGCTTTAAAATAAATTATGGGAATTTTCAACTTCGGTAAGAAGAAACAAAAAAGTACGGATCCTAGATACAATGAATTAATTTTTGGGAAGTTCGGAGTAAGTCCGTTTATCAAGCAAGAGCCTAACAAGGAAACTTTTATAAAAGAAGGATTTCAAAAGAATGCTACTGTTTATTCTATAGTTGATTTAATTTCTAAATCTGCATCAAACATTAAAATGTGTGTTTACGAAAAAGTAGATGAAACATACGCAAAAGAATATCAGACATTGATAAAAGGTGCTATGAATGACAATGCTATTTTTAAGGCAGAACAAGCAAAAAAGAGAGCATACAAATCGGCAGACAATTCTGATTTAGCTAAATTTCTAGAAAATCCTAATCCAAAGCAAGGACAAGCAGAATTTATAACAGACTTAATTGCATTTGAATCATTAACCGGAGATGGATTTATTTGGGGATTAAAACCCGAAAGTGGAAGGCAACAAGGTAGGATAAAAGAAATGCATGTGTTACCATCACAATTAGTAGAAATAGTTGGAGGTGATATATTAGAACCAATAAAAGGGTATACGTTAAATTGGTTGAGTTACAATAAATCTATTCCCTCAGATCAAGTTGCACACATAAAGAATTTTAATCCCGATTATTCTAGAGTAGGAACGCATTTATATGGGCAATCGCCGTTACAAGCAGCCTATCGTAACTTAGAAATGAATAATGATGCTATTACTACGGGTAGTAAGTATTTAACAAATCAAGGTGCTAGAGGAATACTAACCTCACAAGACAATATGTTGACGGCAGAACATGCAAGTGCTTTACGAGACAAATACAAGTCAATGTATTCGGGTGTAGATAATGCCGGAGAAATTATGGTAACAAATCATGATTTTAAATGGATTGAAATGGGATTGCCTTTGGCTGATTTAGCTTTAATAGAACAATATAATTTATCTATTAAAGATTTAGCATCTGCATACAAAGTTCCGTCAATACTTCTTAATGATACCCAAAGTTCTACTTTCAATAACTACAGAGAAGCAAAAAAAGCATTTTATTTACAATCAGTATTTCCAAAATTAATTGCAGTAAGAGATGAGTTAAATAGATGGCTTACTCCTACATATGGTAGCCAATACTATATTGATTTTGATTTCCTAAGTGTTCCGGAGTTACAAGAAGACATGGAAAAGGTTGTTAGGCAACTTAGTCTTGCATGGTGGCTTACTCCAAATGAGAAAAGACAAGCAATGAAATACGAGCCTATAGATCAAAAAGAGATGGATGAAATACATATGTTGGCTAATTACATTCCAATATCTGATGGGGTTACACCAAAAGAAGTTGGAGGATCATCACAACAAGTATTAAGCGATACATCGGATTATATAAACAAATAAAGTGTGTGTTATCCCAATTTTTACGAGGATTACGACTCATTCATCTCAAGATGTAGCCATGAATTAGATTATCCTACCTTAAATAAAAATTTTAGATCAAGAAGGAGTATGTACCTAAAGGAAGGATTGGGTGATATTCCTTTTTTACTTGGTACAGAAAGACAAATGAATGTCTTTATTGATTTTTATACGGGTAAGGTTGAAAAAGAGTTAGATGACATTTACGGCAATATAGCCTTATTTATATCATTAAACGGAATAAACTCTTCTTGGGAGTTAGTTAACAATACACAAGGTTTAGAAAATGTATTAAAAAGCGGATATCTTGAGTCGGGAGAATACATTGATGATAGATACTCTAATAAGTATGGTGGTGAATCAAACCCATTTATTGATGCATTAGTTCTTTCTATTTTTTTAAATAGATTTTCAAAGAATGATTTATTTAAATCTAGGACAAGTGAAATTATAAATACTATAATATCTCAGACTAGTTCATTAGATGATATTGTAGATAAAATAAAAACACATAACAACAACCCAAGGGCAAAAGTCATTTCAAAAACTGAATTAGGTATAGCACAATCATCTGTAGAATTACAGGCAATGCTTAGAATAGCTAAAGAAAAACCGGTATCTAAATATTGGGTAGGGGTTTTGGATGACAGGATAAGGGATAGTCATTTTGAGGCTACATCTTTTTATGTCAGAAGCAATGCAATTCCTTTAAATGAATCATTTAATGTTAATGGATCTATGATGATGCATCCAAGAGATTTTAATGCTCCGGCAAAAGAAATTGTCAATTGTCGTTGTTATTTAGGATATGTTGTGTAAGTTTGTTTTGTAATTATGTATGTGGTGTTCATAGTTACAATATATGTTTAAAAATTGTGTGAAGAGTGTTCAGAAATGAATGCTCTTTTTTTTTATTAACTTTGGCATAAATTAATAAATATGTTAAGGTTTAAAGGGAATTATTTTGATGACATGGATGATGAAAAGGGAATCATCAAGGGATATGCATCAATGTTTAATAATAAAGATTCAGATGGTGATGTCATCACTAAGGGTGCTTACACCAAAACACTTCAAGAAAATTCTGAAAGAATAGCATTCCTGTACCAACATAACATGAATCAACCAATTGGTAAACCATTATCCATGAAAGAGGATGAAAAAGGTTTATTTATTGAAGCAAAAATATCAGATAGTTCTTTAGGGCAAGATGTGAAAACAATGGTTTCTGAAGGAATATTAAAAGAGTTCTCGGTTGGATTTATTCCAATCAAGGAAGATCCGCAGAGGGATGTCAACTATATTAAAGAAATAAAATTATTTGAATTTTCTTTAGTTACCCTAGCTGCAAACCCATTGGCTAAAGTTACAGAGTACAAAGGGACAAAATCTGTTGACAATTTAATGGATGAGTTTGATAAATTAATCAAAATGTCAAGAAAACTTGATAATCCTCATCTATTAGAATTTGAATTACGAATGCTAAAAGAAAAATCTTCACTTATACTTAATGAGTCTCAGAAATCTGAACTAGAAAAGGAATCAGTCGAAAGCAAAAAGATAGCAAACGAATTAGATAACTTTTTATTAAGATTATAAATGGAAGATTTAAACGAACGTCTCGTATCTCTCAAGGAGGGATTAGAAGGCACTATTGATGCAAAAATTGAGCAATCAGTAGAGAAAAACATGGGTTCTGATTACAAGAACCAACTTAAAGGTGAAGTAAACGAAGAAATTTTAAAGCATGGAAAAATTGTTGAGGATTTAAACTCAAGAATTGATTCTTTGGAATTGGAAAAGCAGAAATCATTAAATAATGCACCTCCTAAGAATTTCAGCGCAAATTTGAAAGAAGCATTGGCTGAAAGTCCTAGTTTTAAGTCATTTATGAATGGTGATTCAGCTAAAGCTACATTAAGCCTTAAAGCTATAATGACAACTGCTGCTAACGCATCGGGTGATACTGTACCGGCTGATAGACTAAATGGATTTTACTTTGATCCAACTAGAACCACTAGGGTTAGAGATTTGCTAACTACAATCTCAACTGATTCTAATACTATTCGATATATACAGGAAACTTCTTACACTAACGGTGCTGCTGCTAGAGTAGAGGCATCTGCGTATGGAGAATCTGAATTTAAGTTGGATCCTGTCGATGCTCCTGTAAGAAGCATTGGTTCTCAGTTAACAATGACTAAGGAAATGTTTAACGATGTTCCCGCTTTAAGTGGATATATTTCTACAAGGATTCCCGCTAAAGTAATGAATGTTGAGGACAATCAGCTTTTGTTTGGTGCCGGAACAGGCGCTAATTTACAGGGTTTGATGACTGCCGGTGGTGGTGCTGCTTTTGATGAAAGTTCATCTGCTGCGTTTTATCAGTTCTTTGGTGCTGCTGCTAGTGCATACACTAATGAGTTTGATGTACTAATCGCTGCGAAGAACCAAGCACAAATTGCTGAGTATCTACCTACTGCGGTTATGGTTAATCCAACTGATTACAATAAAATGTTCTTAAATAAGGATGCTAACGCTAATTATGTTGTATTTGTTAATGGTGTATTAACAATACTAGGAACACCTATTTATCCTTCAACTGCGGTTACTGCTGATAAATTTATTATTGGTGACTTCGGTGCGGGTGCTACTTTAGCAATGAGAGAAGACATGGAAATTTCTTTCTCAGAGCAACATTCTGACAACTTTGTTAAGGATTTGGTTACTGTAAAAGCTACAGAAAGAATTGCTTTGCCAATTCACAATCCAAATGCTTTTGTTCATGGAGTGTTCTCAACTGCTATTGCAAGTATGAATGCATAAACCACTTATGTGTGTTTGTTTTGAAAGGGGGGTG